AAAAGGCTTACCAATCTTTCGTAGTTCTTCAGATTGCTTTCGGGCTTCATTGGCTGCGTGGATGTATTCGATGGCATGAAATACTTTCACTGCTGTATCATACCTTAGCTCAGTCTCACCTTTGATTGTTCTGTAATAAGTTGACGTTGGAATGTCAGCTTGTTTGAATGCTTTCAACAGCGAGACGTCATGCCCCGCTGCTGTGTCTTCGATGTGTTTAAGGTATGATTTCATACTGCATTAATGCAGCTAATCAATCCTCAAAGTCAAGATCAAGCGGCACTTCACCCTGCGATCCACATTCAATGCAGTCTTTGATGCCATCTTTTACTAGCTCACCAGCTTGATACTCACCAGCAAACGTAGAAAATACATACCGATCTTGATAGCCCCGACCATCACAGTCAGGGCATGGCTTGTAATTAATAGACATTACTGCAGAGAGACGCCGAGATCTTCTGGCTCCCAGCCCTCAATCTCATAAGTCTTAGGTGTATATACACGGGTGATAGATTCTGCTTTTGCAAACTTGTTCCAAGCATATGTTACCAGTAAACGCTTGGTATGCGCGGGTAATTTCTTGGTGCTAAGCTCAGAGCGCATTAGATATTCACGCGTGAAATGTGCAGGATCACCGGAGTAACATGGAACACCAGTCTTCCAAGTCTTGATGAAAGCATCTGCTTGATGCGCGTGACCAAGATAACAGCCAATGTAATGAACTGCTGTAAGCATTGAGTCCATACCTTTGAATGTTTTGTTGACTAGCATAGTGCTGTCTTGCAAGTCATATCGACCAGACCTGTTGGTGTGGGTGTCAATGATTTGTTTTAGCTCACTGTGTGATGCCATCTGGCGGCTCTGATTGTAAGCTAGTGATGCCATTTGGCTTGCTGCTGCTGCAAGTTGCGCGGGGTATCCGTAGCCTTGCATCATAAGGCGATCACTCATTGTGCGCTTTGCGCCCGAGTCAATTGTGTCTTTGACTGATGGCGGTAACTCAGAAACAACCATTGTTGTGATTGGTCTGTTGGCTGCAACAACAGCGCTCAGTCTGTGCTGACCATCAATAAGTGTACCATCAGTGGCAATGCGGATGGCGTCACCGTTGACTTGCCATCTGTCGCCAAGAATATCACGCGCCATTCTTTCAACTTGACGGGGCTTGATGTTCCGGTTTGCTTCATTGTTAGATAGCAATTTCTCTGCCATCTCCGGTGAGATTACTTTTATTTCTACCTTCATTTTGGTTCTCCTAATAAGGTATTTCATCATTGATTTCAGATGGATTGTAGTTAGCTTCCCAAGCATCTGTTGCCCTTCTTAACCATTTATCTCTGTTAAAGTTTGGGTTTGCTCTCTGCAATTCATCTGCGATTTGATTGAGTTGAGTGGGCCAACCTACCATTGGCCCAAATGTGTCAGCCATCCATTCAAGCTGAACACGATTCATATTCATACCATCTCCTTCCATTGTGTTGTCTTCATTGCACTAGCGATCTTAGCTTCGCGTTCATAACGCGCAGTGTGAGGTGATTTAAGTTCGCCAGTATGCGTTGCCCAATACGTTAGACAGTTATACAAGGCCCACTTGTTTGAGCCTAAGCTACTGCGCTCATCACCCCAGATGCGCAGAAGATTCTCTAATTGTTTTTCATTCGTCTTGCTTGCTGCTTGCTGGCGCGTGTACGCCTTTGCCACAGTCTTCTTGAGAAATGATTCGACTTGATCATGTTCAACCTTGGTCTTCATCCAAGACTGCCATACATCTTTCTGATCTTTGAAATGCTCAAGGCCAGTGACAATTTTAGCTGCTGATCCATCAACGTTGATAGACGCGGTGTGCTTGTATCTACTAAATGCTATGGCATCTGCTGTGGTGCAGCCATTCAAGCACCAGAGACGCAAGCCACTTGCTGCTTGAGCAAAGGGCCATGATGCATCGTAGCTATTAGAGAAAGTGGCACGATACTTAACATAGTCACCAACCTCTGGCTCAACAGTAAGATTATTAAATAGTATCTCACCTCTAAGCTTGCGACCATTCTCAAAGACGTCAACGCTTACTTCGTAATCGTCAGATAAGTTGGCTGCTTTTACGCCATCAAGCACAGAATTAACAACATCATCGTGTGATACGATTTTGTAGCGTGATTTGTGCAAGCCCATTGATGCGCCAGTATCAAGGCGCACAATGTTCTGATGCCCAGCTATTTCAATGCCAGCTGCATCGAAGACAGGCTGTGATTCAACGGGAAAGTTGAAGTCATCCATTCTGAAATGTTTCATGCTATATCTCCTCCAGCTTTGCATGTATTTGCTCAAAACAAATTGCAATTTGTTCCATTGCATGTGGTCGCTTGCAGTTTTTAATTACATCTGAATGATCTTTGAAAAACTCATGGATCGCTTCGATGTCACCCCTGACAAACATTACAGACAAAGGTAGCTCTGCATAGTCAATGTAATTAAGTCTCATTTAGTTCTCCTTGGTTATCAATAGCTTGGACTTGCATCATTGCAACATTAATAGCTATTGTCTTTAGTGACGTTACGTCATTTAATTTAAATTCTAATTCTTATTAACGTGTGTACGCCAGCACAGCGCCGCGCACACACAAGAGTTTAAGCCTCCTCTCTCCCAATAAACCTCCATACCTTCCACATCTTCCATCTTCGACTGCACTTTATCCGGTGTGTCTGGCCCGAGTGTAAACGAGGTTAACAGCCAGACTCTATTCACTTTCACAAAGCGAGCGAAGCGAGCGGAAAAATTTTTGGGGGGCTGTTTCCAACCCCCCCCGTTGCTGCTGTGTTAACCGCGCTTCTTAGCGGCTAAGCGCTCGGCTGCGGTGAGTATTTTTGCCTCTGGCTTCTTGTTGCCAAGTGGAACATACGGGTTGCCGGTCGCCATTTGATAGGCGTCTTTGTAAACCGCCATTAATAACCGCAAGTCGCGTTCCTCTGCTTGTGCGCGATCAAGTTTGCGTTTTGCCATAGCGTGTTTTTGCTCGGCTCCAGCTACGTCTTTCTTGATATCATCTTGGTGCTTTACTAGATCCGTGTGATATTCTGTTATCTGCGAACTCTTACCCTTGAACTGGCCGCGGCCATAAAGCAAAAACTCAACGCCTTGCACCATTTGCCGTGCTAGGTTTTCGGTTTGGTATTCTGTCGTACCATAGGCGGTGAGCAGTGTGTCAACCGCGTCAAGTGCCATGTCACGCACATCAAAGCTTTGTGCGCTATCATCAATTGCAACGGTGTTATTCTCTGTTGCTTCAAGTGCTAATGTATCAACCTTAGATTTAGCCATTTTCTTCTCCAATATATAGCTAGTGTTTCAATTATCGTTCATATTGATCCGACCCGAAGTGAGGGGCTGGACAACGCCGACGGGGAATAGGCACGGTTCTCGAGTCAAGTCGCAACTACGTCCGTCTTGACTCGGGGTTCTGGCTATTCCATGACGGTGGGGGCCAGCCGTGAGCTTCGGCGTTGGTTCAATATTCCCCCCTTGGGGGGTTAGGGGGGGCTATTACTTATCTTTTCTATTTACTTTAGCCATATGGGGGAAGCGTCAAGCTGGGGGAACAAGGCAATGTTCCCCCCGTTTGCTGGCCCAATGGTGTAAGCCATTGGTTAACAGCCAGCTACCTTTCACCTTGCAATGACCCTACCAAGAGGCGGAGAGGAAACGTGGATGAGCTATCATAACGGCAAGCTGTTGTATCGTAGCAAAGGTCATTGTCCAAATAGTGCGTCAATAGCAAACAACCACAACATCTAGTGTTTAGCGCATTATGACGTAACGTCACCTATTGACACAACACCAAAGAATAGTGTCCAAATGGGGGGAAGAGGGAAGGGGGGCCAGCCAATGGAGATATATGATGAACGTTCCTAAATTACGTAAGCTTACTAAACGACAGACAGCATTAGTTGACACCATTGTAGCAAACGGTTGTACTATAGCAAAGGCAGCAGAGATAGCTGGATATAGCTCAGGTGAGTCCGGAAGAGTAACTGCTACCAAGACGATGAAGCTTCCACATGTGCAGCAGTATCTGATGACTAGGATGAATGAGGAGTTTGGGCTTAGCGCTACCCTAGCAGCTGGTACAGTTAGGCGGTTAGCTATGGGTGCAAAGTCTGAGTACGTTCAGCTAGAAGCAAGCAAGGATCTATTGGATCGCGCTGGCTATAAGCCTATTGATAGATCACAGGTACAAGTGGCTGGTGATATAAGAGTTACCATAGATCTGGGTTAGCTGTGTGCTACCGCACTCACTTGAGTTCGCCTCCTCCTCCTGTCGTCGTCGGCTCAGCTTCTCTGCTATGCGATACACAGAATGCTGACTGTGTTAGGGGGGGCGGGGTCAAAACTTAGACCGGCATTGTTGCTAGTGGTCCCCCACTAACATTTTTCTTAAAAAAGGTTCGCCTAAAAATATTTTATCTGCTATAGGCAAATTATGATTAGACCTAAGAAGAAGCCTGAGACTATTGACCAGCGTTATGAGCGTTTGAGTTCTGAGCTTGCTGAGTATGAGGAGATGGTTGGTGATGCTGCTAAGGATGAGGTTGGCGCTACTACTGTTGATAAGATGTTGAGGCGGTATCGGAATACTTCTAGGAAGGTTGTTGAGTATGCGCGTGATAAGCATCCTCGGTATCAGTCGCTTTTGAAGCAAGCTAAGGCGATAGAGGCTATGTGGGATAAGCAAGGGAAACATATAAATAAGAGTGCTGATTAGTGAGGGTTGGCGTTCTTAGTGCTGTAAGGATTCATCATGTCAAGAACACCAGCTTGGACACGGAAGGAAGGCAAGAACCCGAAGGGCGGTTTGAACGCAAAGGGTCGCGCGAGTTACAAGAAGGGTACGTTAAGACCGCCGGTAAAAAGCGGAGACAACCCAAGAAGGGCCAGCTTCTTAGCAAGGATGGGCGGGATGGCGGGGCCGGAGCGCGACAGCAAGGGCAAGCCGACGAGATTACTTCTAAGCCTAAGAGCGTGGGGCGCAAGCAGCAAAGCAGACGCAAAGGCAAAGGCAAGAGCAATCAGCAAACGGAATAAGGGGAAAGCATAATGCCTAAAGGTAAAGGAACTTATGGAACCAAGGTTGGCCGCCCTCCCAAGCAGAAGCCGAGTGGAAAGAAGAAGTAATGGCTGTTAATGCGGCGGGTAATTATACTAAACCTAAGATGCGGAAGTCTTTATTTCAGCGCATAAAGGCGTCTAATGTACAGGGTACTGCTGCTGGCAAGTGGTCAGCAAGAAAAGCGCAACTCTTAGCAAAGCGGTATAAGGCTGCTGGTGGAGGATATAAATAATG